CGAGATATCGTTATAACGAGAGACCTCGGCAGGGATCTTGGTATGATCGGATTCGACATAGAGGGACCAATCCAGGTACATCACATGAACCCTATGCTTGTGCAAGATGTCCTGTGTCATAATTCTGATATTTTAAATCCCGAGTATCTTATTTCGACTTCGTACAATACCCACAAAGCAATACATTATGGCAACGAGGACATGCTTATTCTTCCTCCTGTTGAAAGGATGCCGAATGATACATGTCCCTGGAAACAATAGCGGAGGTGAATATGAATCCTTTTGATGAAAGTATTCTCCAATCGGTTAAGAATAGTTTGGGAATTCCTCCACAGTACGAACATTTCGATCAGCAAATTCTATTTCATTTGAATACGGTGCTCGCCATTCTTCCTCAGATAGGAGTTGGCCCGCATGAAGGTTTTATTGTAGAAGACGATGTTGCTACTTGGCGCGATCTTATTGGCGACGACGAATTTTCGAATCGTTTTTTGTATGTTAAATCGTACATTTATCTTCGTGTAAGGTTATTGTTTGATCCTCCGTCAAGTTCCGGTGCGATAGATGCTATGGAACGCCAGATGCGAGAGCTTGAATGGCGTATTACTGTGACGAAGGATCCCTCTGAAAAAACGAAAGGAGGTGATTTCTGATGACACAGATGACATCGAATGATTTTATTATGCATTACGGTATTAAAGGTATGAAATGGGGAATCCGTCGTTATCAAAATGAAGATGGAACTCTCACCGCAGCAGGAAAAAAGCGAGCCGCGAAACAAGAGATGCGTCGAGCCAATAAAGCGGCCAAAGAGGATCGTAAGCAAGCTTATACGAACCGACGTAATCTTTCCGACGATGAGATCCAGCAGAGGGTTCGCCGACTAGAACAGGAAAAGCGTCTTAAGAGTCTTACCGAGGATGACATTAAGCCCGGCCGATCTGCTGCTAAGCGGTTGCTTACTTCTACCGGAGCCAAGGTTTTATATTCTGCTGCATTGGGTGCAACGGTTTATGCTGGTCATTATGCTATTACGGGTAAATACGATCCAAGGACAGCGGCCGATTATATGTTCCCGAATCCGAATCGTAAAAAGAAGTAGGTGATTGCCGATGTTGTCTAACACAGCAGTCCCTAAGTATTACGGAATGTTCAGAGATCAAGTTCTTCGGGGAGAGATTCCGGTCAATCGGGAGATTTCGTTAGAGATGAATCGAATCGATCGTTTGATTGAGAATCCTGGAATATACTATGACGATGCTAAAGTAGAAGGTTGGATTTCTTTTTGCGAAAATGAAATGACGTTGACTGATGGATCCGATTTACATCTTTTGGACTCGTTCAAACTTTGGGGCGAGCAAGTTCATGGATGGTGGTATTTTGTCGATCGCATGGTGTGGGAACCGTATCCCGATGGGAATAGTGGACATTATGTAAAGCGACGTATAAAAAAGCGTCTTATAAATAAGCAATATCTTATTGTGGGACGTGGTGCTGCAAAATCGTTATATGATACATGCCAGCATGCGTATTTCGAAAATGTGGACACGTCGACCACCCATCAAATTACGACTGCGCCTACAATGCGTCAAGCTGAAGAAGTTATGTCGGCGTATCGAACCGCTATAACACGGGCTCGTGGACCGCTTTTTCAATTTCTTACCGAGGGATCGTTGCAAAATACTACAGGATCGAGAGCAAATCGTGTAAAACTCGTGTCTACAAAAAAGGGTGTCGAGAATTTGCTTACGAGTTCGCTTCTCGAAGTTCGTCCCATGACCATAGACAAATTGCAGGGATTGCGTTGCAAGGTTGCCTCGGTAGACGAGTGGCTTTCCGGTGATGTTCGTGAAGATGTTATCGGTGCTATAGAACAGGGTGCTTCTAAGAATGACGATTATCTGATCATCGCTACGAGTTCAGAAGGAACCGTTCGAAACGGTTCTGGCGATACGATCAAAATGGAGTTAGCCGACATTCTCAAAGGCGAGTATCAGAATCCTCATGTGTCTATTTGGTGGTATAAGCTGGACGATGTTTCTGAGGTTGCGAATCCTGCCATGTGGGTTAAGGCGAATCCAAACATTGGTAAGACGGTAACCTATGAAACTTATCAGCTTGACGTAGAGCGAGCCGAGAAGGCTCCGGCAGCTCGAAACGATATTCTTGCCAAACGCTTCGGTTTGCCAATGGAGGGTTTTACATATTTCTTTACATACGAAGAAACAAAGGTGCATCCCTCTTGTGAATATTGGCAAATGGTGTGTGCTCTTGGAGCCGACTTATCTCAAGGCGATGACTTTTGTGCATTTACTTTTTTGTTTCCTTTACAGAATGGTTGCTTTGGCGTGAAAACTCGAAATTATATTTCCGAGCTTACGTATTCAAAACTTCCGAGGGCAATGCGAGAAAAGTACGATCAGTTCATTCGAGAGGGAAGTCTTGTCGTTATGGATGGAACGATTCTCGACATGATGCAAGTCTATGAAGATTTGGATAACCATATTCAAGAGAAAGAATATGACATTCGAGCTTTTGGATACGACCCATACAACGCTAAAGAATTTGTCAATCGTTGGGAAACTGAAAACGGGCCGCTTGGTGTTGAAAAAGTCATTCAAGGTGTAAAAACCGAATCGGTACCGTTGGGCGAGCTTAAAAAACTTGCCGAAGAGCGGATGCTTATTTTTGACGAACAACTTATGGAGTTCGCTATGGGCAATTCCATCGTTATGGAAGATACCAATGGAAATCGTAAGCTTTATAAAAAGCGTTATGACGCCAAGATTGATGCGGTTGCAGCTATGATGGATGCGTTTGTCGCTTATAAAATTAATATTGAATATTTTGAATAGTTGATCGATATGATGAAAGGAGGGTGAGACACCATTGTGGGAATATAGATATACAAATACGGATGTTCTACAGCATTACGGTATTAAAGGTATGAAATGGGGAATCCGTCGTTATCAAAACGAAGATGGAAGTTTAACCTCGAGGGGGCAAAAAGCGTTATAACGAATCAAATGAGGGTTCGAATAAGTCAGTTGAAAAGAATCGTTTCACCCTAACTGATAATCAAAAGAAATGGATCAAGCGTGGCGCTATAGCAGCCGGTGTTCTGCTTGCTGCATATGGAGGCTATAAATTAAGTCAGTCTGACTTGGTTAAAAATTATGTGAAAAATTTGGCGTCAAAAGTTGATGTTGAAGCATATGCTAAAAAAGTTGATGCTGAAGCATATGCTAAAAAAGTGGATAAATATAAGAAACTCGATTTCGATGAATCGGTTGGGTTATTGAAGAAAACAAAAAAGTTTACTCCAGAAGAAGATTTGAATGCTATCAATAAAGGAATGTTTTATTGGAAGAAAGGTGCTCAAAGTAATTGCACGTTTTGCACAACTGCCTATGAGCTTCGTCGAAGAGGTTACGATGTTTCGGCAAATTACACAGAGCAAGGCCGAACAATGAATCATGTTAAAAATTATTTCAAAAACGCCATTGTTGAAAATGACGATGACATTGTTTGGAATTTGCAAAAAATGAAGTTCCCTGCTGGCTATTCGATAGAAAATCGTCGAGTTGTTAAGCGGATGGCATATTGCGATTCGGTAGCCGATCGTCTTTCTAAATATGGAAACGGCGCTCGAGGAAATCTATTTGGTTTTTATCCTCAGGGAGGCGGCCATTCCATTTTTTGGGAAGTTCAAAATGGAAAAACGATATTTCGCGATGGGCAAACGGGTGTAACTTATCGCGATGCTCGAGAGGCTTTACAATATTTTGCTCCTGGTAAAACTGAATTTTTCCGAATGGACAATCTTTCGATAAATAAAGACACCATCAAAGAAGCAGTTTCTAATGTTGGACAAAAACGAGTAGAACGAAATGTCATGGAGTATGATATTGATGTTGCTCGAGATTATCGTCGTATGGTTGTCAATTATATGAAAAATTCGAATTGTTCTTTGCAAGAGGCTCGTAATGTTATTCGTAAATATTACGGCGTTAAGGTGTGATGGAGGAAATATGTATACGATGGAACAAGCTAAAGAGATTGTCCGTAAAGGTCATCCTGGTTTTGTAATTGAAAATAGCTTTGACTACAAAGATCGTTATATTTTTTCCATTCTTCCTGAAAATTTTGATAAAAAGCGTGACGGCGGTTTTCTTGATGGTTTTTATAGTGTGAACAAAGAAACCGGTGAGATGCTTGGTTTTGCTCCGTGGGAAGAAACGGATTTTCTTGAACAGACTACCGATATGAGTGTGTGGGATTGAGTATCATCTTAATCGATATTTTTAAGGAGGTGACTGAATGGCGGATTCTGTTATTTCTCGATTGAAAAGCGCTTGGAATATTTTTAGTGGTCGTAAAAATTCCCGAGATGATATTTCTAATGAAAATGCTAATGATTCATATAGTTATTTATATGGTGTCGTCTCCTCTGCTTCTCGTCCCGATCGAGTTCGTTTAACTCGTGGAAACGAGCGATCGATTATCAATTCCATCTATAATCGTATTGCGGTGGATGTTTCCGCTTTGACGATTAATCATGTTCGCCTTGATAATTCTGATCGTTTCAAAGAGATTGTTGACAGCAGTCTTAATCGTTGTTTTACACTCAGTGCGAACATTGATCAAACAGGTCGAGCGTTTATCCATGATACGGTGTTGTCGATGTTGGATGAGGGCTGCGTTGCCCTTGTCCCTGT